TAACTCCGGACGCCGGCGAGAGCTGCATCAAACGGAAAATCGTGTTCTCGAGCCCGGCCTCAATCTCGCCGTCGGTGCCTAGCGAGATGTCGCCGTCATTCAGGTTCATATAGTGGATCAAGTCGGCCTGAGAGAGGAGCTTGAAATTTGAGATGATCCGCTCCGGCTCTCCGTTCGAGACGTTCACTCCGATGCGGGCCTCAAGGAAAATCCGATAAAGGTCGTCGCTGAGACCTTCGCGATCCTGGAGGACGATCGAACCGAACAGGTCAAGGCTCTCACCCTCGATCGACGACAGGTCGAGCCGATTGAACAGCGGGTTTCCCGCGTCCTCGGCGTCTTGGATCTGTTCGACGAGAGCCGTCAACAGATTCCTGATCGACTCTGATCCCTTGTATTGCTCGATCAAGCGATCAAGGGCGTCGACGATATGGGTTGTTATTGCCGTTATACTCAAACCACTGTCACCGTTATGTCAGTTAATATGACCGAGGCCAACTCATTCGGCTCGATCGCTATATTGTCATCTGTCGTCGGAGCTGTCGGCTTCTTTGAAATCCGAATCACAGCATCCTCGATCCCGTTTATCTTGTCGGTTCCAAGCTCATCATTGCCGTTCAGGGCTCCGATGAGTTTCGGAATCACGATCACAGTCTCACCGATGAGGAGCGAGTCGATCTCGGCCTTGAAGTTTTCGGCCGCAAGGGTTTCGCCGTCAGCCGGGAAGGTTGACGCATTGACCGAGAGATCACACTCGATCAACAGCGGGACCTCGGTCGGCCGGCTGAATTTGACAGTTTGCGAAAATCCCTGAGAGTCCGTGATGGTTTCGGTCACTCCCCCGACCGTCTCGATCCCGGCCGCGACGTTCTCGAAAATGGTCTCCGCGATGTCTGTCTGATCCCCGCCCTGGACGACGACCTCGACGCTATGCGGAGGACGACCATCGCCATCGACGACCGAGGTGTTGTTCTGAAAGACGATGACGGCCGTGACGTCGACGACCTCGCTCACGTTTGACGCAATCGCTCCGACCGTTGATGCTCCGGCCGTCTGAATCTCAACCTCTCTCCGAGTCCGAAGCGACGCGTCAGTCTCAACCTCCTGACCGACCGTCGCGTCATCCGGGTTGATCGTTCCGGAGAGACCCCCGACGGGCGTGTCGATAACGGTGAGAGATCGTGCCGGGGCCACGAGCGCCCCCGTGACTGTCGCCTCACAGGAGACCTCACCCTGAACAACTCCAGGCGTTGTCTCCGTGATCGTGATCGTCACAGGAGAGCCTCCGGAGGTCAGAGTGTTCGACGCCTCCGTTAAATCGCTCACAGGCTGTTTTTGAAGCTCGCCTTGAAAAGTCACTGTAAAGCCGGCCGTAAAGTCCCCGGCGACGCTGACATTCCCGGAGCCGATTCCGCTCAGGGCCTCAAGCGCGGCCTGGACCGCCGCAGCATTATCCGAGAAAGCGATCGAGGCCGTTGTCTGTCCGCCAAAATCGAGCGTGAAGGCCCCCGCATCCGGGACAGCCGAAAAGTCGATGTCTTGAACCTCATCGGCGCCGGCCACGAGCGTCACGTCGCTAAGTGTCACGAATTGGGTCGTCGGGGTTCCGTCAACCGAGAACTGAGTCCCGGTCGGGACCAGTGTTCCGAGAGTCCCGAAAAGAAGCTGTGAGTCAACCCGGCTCTTGGTCGCCCCCTCCCGGATCGTCCCGGTGATAGAGGCGACGAGATCGAGGTTGTTTCCGGTCGCGCCGTCCGGATACTGCGACGCGTGAATCGACTCGAGCTGTTCCCAAATGAGAGACTCGCGCTCGGAGAAAATCCCGACGATCTGACCGAACACCGATTCCGGCAATAGGTTGATCTGGTTTCCGAAGGTCGAGCGGAGGCTGTCCTCGATCTCGGCCTTGATGTCCTCAAGCCGTTTGATTTGAAAACCTGTGTCGGTCAATCCGAACGCCATCAGAAAACTCCTAAGACTTCGGTAAAGTCGATCTCACCGTCTATTGTATTGGCTCTAAACTCTAAAGTCAGCTCCCGAGTTTGGTCGTCGATCTGAATGTCAAACTCCAATAATTCCTGAATCCCCGGCGTGTTGAGGATAACACTCTTGAAAATAGTGTCCAAGGCCGAAGGGTTCGGATTCTTGATGAGGATCTGTTCATAGTAGGGGACCCCGACGCGCCGGTCCAAAAACCATTCGGCCAAAAAGGTCCGGAGTCTTTGGGCGAGGTGTTGTTGAATCGCCTCGATCCCGTCCGTCATTATGAGGTCGCCATCCTCAAGGATAAGCTCTCGGGTTGACTGGACAATCGAAAGGTCACTCATGCCGTCACGCTCCCCGTCCTCGGTCCGCTATGCTCGACCGTCACCACGGCCGCCGCGATGATATGCTCGATGATCCCCTCACAAAAATCCTCCAGGTATCCCTTGAGGAGATCCTCCTCGCCGGAGTCAAAATTCTCAGGGTTCCGAGCCTTGATTTTATCAAGGATCAACTGAGCCATTGCCGCTTTATCCATCGCCATAGCTATTCCTTCAGAGTCTCAAGCCGACTCTTGATGTCGTTTAGTGCCGAGACCGTCGACGGGACGAACGGTTGAGGTCCGATCGCCGTCCGGATCAAGGCGTTGATTAGGTCGTCGACCAGATCGACCAACACTGTCACAAGCTCCTCGCCGCTGTTGAGGTTCTTTAGTCTGACCTTTCCGTCCTCGGTCATCGCGATTTCGGTTTTGTCATTGGCGAGCTTCGCGATGTTGGCCTCCGCCGGGGCGCTGTCATTAAAGGCGAACAGACCCGGAATGAACACCGCGTCCGAGATGTCAAACTTCCGGAAGTCGGCGGGGTCCACGAGGCCGCCGGACGAGAGCCATTTGTCGAGGCTCCGCTCGGAGATCACGATCAACCCGCTGTCATCCTTGACCAGCTCGAAGGTCAAAGAGAATTTGCCGCTGCGCGGAAACATGACGGGGACGTTGTTGACGATCGGCCAAGTGATGAGGGTCCCGTCCGACCGCTGTCGCTTCAGGAGCGGCTGAACGCTCGCTTTCTGTTGCGCCCTGTCATATGTCACGATGGACGCCGGCAAGGCGACATGGAGGTCGCAAAGGCGCTGTTCGATATGCGCCTGAATCACTGAGCTGAAAGTCGGCTGTTCGCCTTGGCTCATTGACTCACCCCCTCGGCGGTCGTGTACCACGGCCCCCGATAGTTGTCCCCGCTGTGTTGCGCCTTCCGGATCACGAACGACCCGTCAAACTCAAAGCCCGGCCTGTTCGTCTTGATCTGGACGATCCGGCCCGGACGGATTTTCGGATTCAAAAGGGCTGTGAATTGGATTCCGCACTTCTCGCGCTTCTCGGGAATCCCGATCAATCCGGTCCCGCTCAGGAATTGGGTAAACTCCCGACCCTGGACGTTGCCTCCAGTCAGGAAAAGGTTTTCAAGGACGACAGTCTCATCGGTCACTGAGGAGGTCGGGCGCTTGATCTCGAGGACTCCGTTTTGAATCGACCATTCGAGCCCCTGTTTCTTGACATATTTGTCGAGGATCTCTTTTGCCGATCCGCTCATTGTGATTCCGTTCTCAAAGCTCTCATCTGTCAGGTCCGAAATTTTTGGATCGGTTCCGAGCCCGAGCGCCTCGACAGCCGTGTTGATGATCTGTCGAAGCCCGACGCCCGATGCGAAGCTCTTATTGACGATCGCGTTTTTCATCTCAGTCCGACCGTCCCCAACCTGAAAGCTCGTCAGTATGTCGGCCCCCTCTCGAGCGACAACAGTCTTGTCGTCGTCCGAGGTCCCCTGAAACAACAGCTCCGGAGTCGGGCCATACCCTGCGAACAAAGCAATTATGAGCTTGTCTTGAGACACGAATTGACGCGAGTCGGCGTTGATGTTGTATACGCTGATGGTCGCGGTGTTCGCGTTGCTCTCTGAGGTCTGTTCGACTGTAAATGTGATATGAAATGGGTCCGCCCCCTTCACCTCATCGACAAGCCGAGGCTTGCCGTTTTCGTACACAATCCGAGAGCGAGCAAGGTCGCCGATCCCGCTGAATCGCTTTTCCCGACCATCGGGAGCGATAACGGAAAGGATCGCGCTGCGTCCAAATAGCGGCTCACTCAACCCTCGTCCTCCTGATAAACAAGCAACACATCCTCGCCGAACGTCTCCTCGTCGGCATCGACCGGAGTGTCAACGAAATTGACTGCAACCAATAGTCCTAAAGGAAAATCGTCTATTCCCTGAAACCTACCCAATAAATCTAGGTTCACGTTTATCGGACGTCCGGTCAGGAGATCATTTCCGGCCGTGTCTCGCACCGTCAGAAACCATCGCTCTTGTCGCGAGTTGTAATGGAAATCATACTCGAGGATTGTCGTGTCGAGCTGAGTCTGAAAGCGAAACGACGCGAGTTTAGCGTCTATCGGAAGTCTCAAAATCGCCATCAGTTACCCCCCAAGAGGCCAACCCTCAAACTGTAAAGCAATGATTCTTTGTCGCCCTGATTCAGGATTCGACCCAACACTCCCTCTTGTGTCGCCTCGCTTGCTTCCGGGGACTGTTGCCGACCTTGATTCGATTTCGGTGTCGCGCTGTTCTGACGAATCCGCTCGATTGCCTCTTTCGGCGTCTGAATTGTTTGCGATGTAACAAGCCGAATCTCTCTCAGAACCGCCGTGAATTGGAGGACATTTCCTGTTGAGGCGTCACGCGTTGCAGTGAAATCCCGAAGGATCATGTTTGTGTAGTTTTTGAGTCTTGTTTTTATTGAGAGCGTGACTCCTGATTCCTGCGCGGCCTGGAGCTTTTCCATCGCCATTTTTGCGCGGTTTCCCTCATTGACGACGGTTCTCGCAATGGCGTTCCCATAAGCCGCAAGCGATCCCGAGGCTATTGCTCCGGAGATATTTGACTGAGATCCTCGTCCTATTACTGATCCGACAAGTCCGGCGGCGTTTCCTATTACCGCCTGTGTTATACTGAGGGGATTGTTCGAGACAACGGCCTCGATCGTGATCTCTTTCGGCTGAATGTCGAGATGGTCGCTGATGACAGATCCGTCCTCGATCGCGCTGTCGGTAGGCTCGACAATGCTTCGATGATTCTCTGACAGAGTTGCGTCAATATCAATGAGGTCGATGCAAAGTGTTTTGTCCGGATTGTCCGGATCAACTCGAGGGATGCAAAACCTCACCCCTTTTTGATCGACACCCGGAATCAGTGAAAAGATACTCGGCATCATTTACCTCGGAAACGCCGTTGCGGCATCAAGCCGCGATTGACGGATGACCGGACCGAGCGCCTGAGAGACGGCATCGGTCAGGGCCGATTGTTTCTGTTCTGGACTCAATCCCTGAGAGGGGACCTCATTGACTGTTATCTGTCCGACCATCGGACCGCCCGCACCTGCAAGGGCGGGGGACCCCGCCGGCGGTCTCGCGGCGCCGGGCGTCCCCGGAGCGGCGAGAGGTCCACCCGCACCTTGCGCCCCTCCCGTACCAATCCAAGCCGTGAACGCCTTTTTTGCTCCTCCGAAATCGAGTCTCTTGAGGGCGGCGAATATCTCGATAAACCGCGACACTCGAGAGATCATCGTGTCAAACATGGACCCGATCCAATCGAACACCTTTCCGACTTCTCTCAAGAAATCGGCGATCGCCCCCTGACCATTCAACAGCTCATAAACCCAATTGCCGACACTCTGTCCGACCTTTTCGATTTCCGAACGCTGCCCCCTAAACATCGCTATGATGTCATTGCCTATCAGAATCAGTCCGGCCGCGAGAGCGAGGGCGGCGAGGAGGGGGACATTCAACAGAATGAATCCCTTGATTGCCATCATGACCGCGAGATGTAGTCCGGTGAAAATGGTCGCCAAAACCAGGAGGGTCGCGCCGAGCTTAACGAGAGGACCTGAGAAGGCTCGGTTCTTTTCTGTCGCTTCCCTTATGTCGTTGATGAAATTTGAAATCTGTTTCGCCGTTTTTGCGAACGATTTGAGCAACGGCGCCCCGATCGTTGCCGCGAGGTTTTTGATTGCGACCCAAAATCGCTTGGCCTGTTCGACGGCCGAGTCCATGATCTGAATGAACGCGGCGTCCATCGCACCGCCCGAGTCTTTCAGGGCGTCATTAAACTCCCTGATGAGATCGGGACCCTGAGAGACCAAGCCGAGAAAGCGTGAGCTTGCCTCCTGGCCGAAAATCGTGTTCGCTGTGGCGGCCTTTTGAGCGTCACTTAGGCCCTGAAAGGCCGTGATTAACTCGGACAAAACGTCCTGAATCGGCCTCATTTTGTTCGTGCCGGCCTCGAACACTTCGACGCCCAGCTTCTTAATCGCCTTTGTCCCCTCCGGCGTTGCGGCTGTGAGCTTGGTCAACACCTGACGGAAAGCTGTTCCGGCGAGCCTCCCCCTAAAGCCGGCCTGAGCGAACGCTGACAGGACGGCGACTGTTTGCTCAAGCGATAGACCGACACCCTTTCCGGCCGGAGCTGCCTCGCGCATCGCGTCGGCCAACTGAGCGACAGAAGTTTGGGCGAGAGTGTTCGCCTTGAAAAACACGTCGGCGACCTGGCCGGCGTTTTCCATGTTGTCGAAAAAGAGCTTCGAGAAAGTCGCGAGCCCCTCGACGGCCTGACCGCTTTCAATCCCTGCGGCCTTCGAGAACTTGAAGGCCGTCACGCTCAGGGCCTCAAAGCCCTTGCTTGCAGTATCGGTGCCCGTAGAGATGACGTTGAAAAATCCCTTGGCGATCTCATTGGCCGAGATCCCAAGCTCGTCCGACATACGCAATGCGTCTTTTCTGAGCTTCTCCTCGAGCTTGCCAAACTCGGACCCGGTCTTTCCGGAGGCGGCGACGGCATCCTTTAGGGTCCGCTCGAGTTGAGCGGCCGGGGCAATGACGGCACCGAGGGCGGCGCCCGTCACGGCGCCCAATTTGAGAAACCGACCCTTTAGGCGAGCGATCTCTCGATCAACCTTCTGAAGGGCCTTCGGGTCCGTCTTGAAGCCGATGAGAACGTCGAGAACCCGGAGCGCCATTAGTAACCCCTCCTCGCGCTTCTATCGGCTCGCTTTGCTTGCGCCGCTTCCATGTCCTCTTTGACGTCGAGGGCCTCATGGGCGTCAGCGAGGTCGTTGATCGAATAGTGATTTTCAATCTCTTGGAGTGTGGCGTATTTCCCTATGATTAGCCGCCAGATTCTCCAGTCGACTTCATTGGGCGGAACCCCTCCTCCGGCATGACGCCGGCGCTTAAATTTTTGAGATCGGATAAAAAATCGCCGTACTGTACCTCCAGGACAGCCTTGAGAACCTTGAACAGGTGTCCGAGTCTCCCCTGAAAGTGAGTCTCGAAAACGATTTTCTTTCCTTCCCCGACAAGGGCCGTGTCGATTAGCGTCTTGATGAGGTTGAGGACTTTCTCCTCGTCGAGCTTCTCACAAAGAGCATTGACCGCCCGGCCGATGACTTCCGCCTGAGCCGTTTCCGACGTTTGACCTTCGGCGCCAAACGCCATTGAGATTGAAGGGCCGACCAGTTTTGTCAAGGTCGTCAGGACCTTGAGCCCCTGAGAGGCCCCGAACTGTGAGACCTGATAAGCCTCACCGTCAACGAATTTGTCTGTCAACTGACGCATGGTTCACCTTTAGGCCGTCGAAACGTCATTCCCTCCGACGAAAGTTGTCAGTTTGTCAGTCCGGATCACCCATTCGCGATCCCCGGACTCCCGAGCGTACTCCGCATCGGCCGCCTTTTGGACCCAAGCCGTTTCGGCGACGTGCAAGCTGTTCCCGTTGTTGTCCTTGACGAGAACGGAAACGACGCCGGAACCTGACAGCTCGTCGGCCTGAGCGAAGGCGCTCAACACATCATTCGAGGGCGAGCCCTGTTGAATCGTCAGGGTGAAGGTCCCGGAAAAGTTGTTCGACTTCGATCGAACGCCCTCGCCGTCGCTCCCGATGTTAAGGGCGAACGCGTCCTCGTCGCGCTCGACCGTGAGAAAAGTCCCGTCCGCGAGGCCGGTCATGATGTTACCGCCCACGATGATCGAGACGGATTTCGGATCGTATGTCCTAAGCATTGCGCTCCCCCCTCTTTAGAGCGTGACGACGCCCCTGATGGTTGTCTTGTGGATTGCACCGGCGAGCTGCCCCTCAAACGTAACATCGGGGAGCAAGCGGTTGCCCCTGTCGATCGGATCGACATCCTGAACGTCCGGGGCCGAAACCTCGGGTTGCGGGTCCGCCCGGAGGATGCTCTGTCCGATCGCGGTTTGCATGACGGCTTCGATCTCGTTCGTGATGATCGCGACGCCGTCGTTCGTGTACGGAATCTTTGGAAGGTTGACCATCTGAAAGTAAACCCGCTCCTGAATCCGAGCCGCGATGAAATCGACTCCGCGCATCACGTCGATAAACTCACCGCTGACCATGTTTCCTTCCTCGGTGATATTGACACCGCCAACCCGCGTGTAGGTGTTGGCGTTCTTGGCGGTCCCGGCCTCATTGCGGAGGACGACCGTCTTTTCGTTGTCGGTCAGCGTTTCGACCGTGACGCCGGTCAGCGTCTTGAACTTCCAAGAAACGGAGCCGGGATCGAGCGGAAGGATTCCGCCGGCCCATGCCGCTTCCGGAAACTCATCGACCCCGCCCTTGAGCGCGAGAAGGGCGGTCCGATCATAGCTCAAAGCCTTGAGCTGATATGCGATGTCGGTCGTCGAGGCGCCGTCGAAAATGTCCGCGTCCGCCGAGGCGGCGAGGTAAATTTTCTTTCGGCTCTCTGTCCAGGCCGCAGCGTCGAGGATGTCCTGATCGACCCGTGAGTCTGAAATCAGGCAATACCAGTCAGGGTCAAACTGTTCGATCGCGTTCAGCTCGCTCGTGAAGGTCTCAACCGGATCGCGGTATCCGATCTTGATCTGAGTCGGGCTTAGGGTCTGACCGAACAGACGAGCGGCCGCGA